ACCAGCGACTGGATGCCCTGGGCGGTAAGCCCGAAGACGTCGTTGCCCACCGGCTGGATCGTGTTCGCCTCGAACCCGAGATCGCTGCCGGACGGCACCAGGTTGAAGTCGCTGGAACTGGAGCCGTACAGCACGCTGTAGGTGCTGGTGACGGACACCAGCATGGCGCCGCCGCCGTCGCTGCCCTTGACCGACTTGATGCCGGTGATGGTGTCGCCCATCGCGAACTCGGCCGCTCCGGTGACCACCGTCCAGGAGTACGGCTGGTTAACGCCCGACTTCTGCAGGCTGGCGCCGAACGTGAGCCACAGGCAGTTCTTGTGCGTCTCCACGTGACTCGGGGTGTCCGTGGTCATCCCGGTGCGGATCGGCACGTAGGTGGTGCCGTCGAACTCGAAGGCGAGGTTCACGCCGTCGGCGCCGTAGACCCGCTTCGTGGCGGCCGAGCCGCTGTAGTTGGCCAGCACCGTCTCCACCCGGCCGCCCGCGGCGCGCGTGATGGCCGAATCGGCGCCGTTGGCCTGGGCCTGCGCGTTGGAGCTGACCTGCAGCGCCTCGCCGCTCTGGAACGCGCCGGTGACGGTGGCAAAGACCAGCGTGCCGACCGGAGCGGCGCTCCAGGTTCCGGTGCGCAGCAGCACCGCGACGACGACTGCGCTGGCGCCAGACGTGGCACCCGTCACGGTGTTGCCCACGGCGATGCCGCTGGCGTTGTTCAGCGTGGCCGTGTGGGTGCCTGATTGGCTGCCCGAGGTGGTGATGGACGCGCCGCCGGCGGTGGCGGCGAGCTCGAAGGTGTTGGCCGCGCGGTTGACGACGAAGTAGGTCGTGCCGGCCGTCAGGCCCGTGGGCAGCGCTCCCGTGGTCGAGAGCACCACCGACTGGCCGTTCGCCAACCCGTGGTTGTTCCAAGTCACCACGCCCGGGGCGGCGATGGTGATGGTGAAGGTGCCGGAGCGCACCACGAACTGCAGCTCGCGTCCGAAGGTGACCTGGCTCCAGCCGCCGGCAGTCTGCTTGTACAGGTTGCCTGCCGTGGCGCCGACGTTGTCCCGGAAGGCGTAGACCACGTCCCCGAAGACGAACACGCCGCGGATGTCGCCAGATCCCGGAACCGTCGTGATGTCGGCGCGCCGGTCATCGGCAGCCAGCAGCCGCCATGCGACGTGATTGGCGCCGTCGGCGGCGCTGTTCTCCGTCGAAGCGCTGGTGGCCACCGCCTGCGTGACGGCCGCCACCTGCAGGTTCTCACCGGACTGGTAGACCCCCGTCACCCGGCCGAGCACCAGGGTCGATCCGGAGATGGCGAGCACCTTGCCGGTGGCCGTGCTGGTGGCGCCGGTGACGGTGTTGCCCACCGCGATCGTGCCGGTGATGTTGGCTGTCACCAGCCAGTAGCTGGCCGCCGAGGGCGCAGGCCTGCCGTCGCTGCGCTCGAAACCGTTGATGCGCCGGTAACCACCGCTCAGGCCCGGCTCGTAGTTCTTCGCGTCGAAGCAGGTACCTGGGTCCTTCGTGATGGCGGGATTGACGAGGTCGAGCCCACCCTTGAACGGGTAGTACGCCGGCTTGACGTCCGGGAACCGCTGCTTCGTGGCCATCAGCAAAGCGGCGGTGCGAGGGTGATCTGGCGCAGCTCCACCGCCTCGATCTCCCGGATCATCCGGCTGTACTCGCGCAGGCCCTCGTCGTAGACCTCCGGCGCCGCCTCCGAGGCGCCGTAGAACATCATGGCGCGGTAGATGATGGCCCAGTGGAAGTGCGAGGGCAGCGCGGGCGTGTCGACCCCGGAGGACATCTCCGACGGCGCACGGTAGTAGTCGCCCGCGATCGTGTAGCCGGCCGCCGGGATCGGGCCCACCACCAGGCTGCGGTCAGGCGCCGCGGCAACCAGCAGGGGGCGCTGGTAGCTGGTGCGGTTGGCCCCCATCAGGTACAGGTTGCGCCACTCGTCGTACTGCGCCACGCCCAGGAACTGCTCGTCGGCCGTGCCCGTGGCGGTCAGATAGCAGCGGAAGGTGTCGCCGCTCTCGTAATCGAGCGCCCAGTAGCCGAAGTCCGTGAGGTTGAAGTGCGCGGCGGCGGTGTAGGAATAGGTGCCCTGCAGTGTGGTGGCGCTGCACGCAGCGCGCAGGAAGTTCCAGTCGGTGTGCCGGCGCTGGATGTCCATCCACGCTTCGTTGATGTACTGGATGAGGCGGGTGTACTCGGCGTTCTGGCCGGTGACTGCCGCCGGCCCGGTGCCGGACACGCGGCACTTCACCCGCAGCTTCTGGCATAGCTGCAGAAAGTTAGGCATGAAGCACCCGTTCGATTGGAAGGCCGCGCTTCATGCGCATCGTCAGCGTCGACTTGGCGAGTCCGAGGTGCCGCGCCCAGTCCTGCAGGTTCATGCGGCGACCAGAGAACTCCAGGATTACGTCGCGGCCGACCGGCTTGTCCAGAGGAACCCCATGGGACACGCGATATTTCACGGTCGCCAGCTTCAACGAGGAGCGCTCGGCCACCTCACGTGAAATGAGCTCCTCGCCATTGAAAGGAATGCGCCGAACGGACCGTCTGTTCTTGGACTGTTCCGTCAACGGCAGCCACTTGCAGTTGCCCGGCTCGTAATTGCCGTCGTTGCCTTCGCGCTCGATGGAGTAACCGGGTGGGCATTCACCCATGTCCCGATAGAAGTTGTCGAACGTCAGCCACTGCGGGCAAACCGTGATGCCGCGCCCGCCATAGTGCGGGTAGGCCTTGACGTTCTGGTTGGTGCAGCGCTGGATCATTCCGGCCCAGATGCGATACGTCCGCGTCTGCGACATGCCGTGTTTCTTCATGGACGCTCCCGGGAAGTTGGGGAGGACAGGGGCCAGCGAAGGCCCCTGTCACCTCGCATCAGGCGATGCGGTACAGCGTCCAGGCCCCGGCGCCGGTCTTGCGCGCACGGAAGCGGGCCGAGGAGTTCAGGCTGCCGGCCGCGCTGTAGGCGTGGATGTCCATGCTCCCCACCAGCGTCCAGCCTGTGTTGGTCGTGACGCTGGCGTCCTCGGCGTCCACCGTGGAGGTGTTGATGACGCTGAAGTCGAAGGCATCGCCGGCCGCGGCATCGGGCAGCGCCGTGTCCATGTCGGTGGCCAGCGGCAGCTGCTGGGCGGATGCGCCAGCGGCAGCCTGGTTGACGGTGATGATCCCGGCCAGCACTTCGGCGGCGGTCAGCGTGGCGCTCACGGTCTTGGCCGTCGGCGCGCCCTGCTTCACCAGCTTGACGCTGCGCTCGATGATCACGCCGTCGGCGCCCGTTCCGTGCTTGGCACCACCGGTCAGGATCACCGAGCCGCCGTTGCCGTTGCCGGCCGTCCCGGCGCCGCCGGTGACTTCCGCAGCGCCGCCAGCGCCCGACGTGGCACCGCCCGCGCCGCCCGTCATCTGCGCTTTGCCGCCGGCGCCCGTTGCGCCGCCTGCGCCGCCCACCACCTTGCCGATGCCGCCGGCTGCCGAGCCCTGGCCGGCGCCGCCGATGACCGAACCGACGCCACCGGCGGAGTTGCCAGCGGTACCGGCGCCAGCCGTCACCGTCGCCGCGCCACCAGTGCCAGAAGTGGCACCGCCAGCACCACCGGTCACCTCGGCCGCGCCACCCGTGCCGGTCGCACCACCAGCGCCGCCAGTGAGCTGCGCCGCGCCACCAGCAGCGGAACCCTGCCCGGCACCGCCCACGGTCTTGCCAACACCGCCGGTCGCGTTGCCTGCCGTACCAGCGCCACCCGTGATGCTCGCCACACCACCGTTGCCGGAGGTCGCGCCGCCGGCTGCAGCAGCCAGCGTGACCGCACCGCCGACGCCCGTGGCGCCGGGCGTGCCGCCGGTGAGCGTCACCACGCCGCCTGCGTTACCGCTGGTGGAGCTGGTGCCGCCGGTGAGGGCAACGTCGCCGCCTTGCGCAGCGGCCTGGCCGGTGATGCCCAGGGACGAGTCGTTGCCCGCGATCGCGCCCGTGGTGACGGTGGTGATCGTCGCGCTGGTGATCGTCGCGATTTCCTTGGACGCGCCCAGCACCACCGCCTTGCTGGCGGTAGCGGTACCGGCCGTGACGCCATTGAGCCAGCCGATCTCGGTCGAGGACATCGAGCCGAGGTCGGCGGTGCCGCTGGTCAGCTCCGTGGCGCGCGGGAAGAAGCGCTCCAGCAGCTTGACCAGCGCGGCGCGCGTGCGCAGATCCGGAATCTTCCGCGCGTAGTCGTGAAGGGATTCAGCCATGTTGGCCTCCTGAAATTTGGGGTTGCAGTCAGCCGGACGGCTGTCCTGTGGTTACGCGGTCGCCGCCACCTGGCGCAGCCACTTCATCCCGCCTTGCGGGTTGTCGTCGCGCAGCAGGCGCACGCGGTGCGTGGTGCGCACCGAGGGCGTGAGGCGGTTGAACTCGTTGCCGGAGGCGTCCTTGCCGAAGGCGCAGGCCATGCTCACGGTCTTGGCGGCCAGGGCCGAGTAGAGGAACTTGCGCTTGACCACCTGCGGCTCACCGCGCTTGACGTACTGCGTGATGCCGTTGTGACCAAGCATCACGAACACGGGCGCGTCGGGCGAGTCGTCCATCTCGATCTCGATCTCGACCTTCTCTTCGAAGAACTTGGCTTCGGCGATCTTTCGCTTCTGCCGCTGTTCGTCGCCGTCGATCACGTCGAGGTCGGAGGGGTGGAAGTCCGGCGCGTTCTTCAGCTCCGGGGCCTCCTGGTGCGCGGTGGCGCTGGCGGCCGGCTGGTGCTGCTGGAAGTCGCCTGAGGTGGCGATGGCTTGCTTTGCTCTGGGCATGGTGCTCTCCAATGAAAAAGGCCCGCACTTGGCGGGCCTCGTTCAGGTCAGTGGTGGATCAGGACGCCTGCGGGCGGTTCGGCAGCACCAGGATGTTCTGGATCGCGTGGCTGTAGCCCGAGATATTCCAGTTGCTAGAGCCGAAGGTGAACGTGCTGCCCTGCCCGTAGTGCTTGGACACCATGTAGGCGAACGGCACCACGTCGCTCGGGATCTGCGGGAACTGCGGCGCGCCGACCGGGGCGAAATCGCCGGAGGCGTTCAGCGCGATCACCGGGCCCTGGATCACCTTCACGGTGCCCGAGGCGTTCAGGCACCACACGAAGGTGCAGCCCTGGCCGCCGCCGGAGGCCGTGCCCACCAGGCCGACGAAGGCGGCACCGGTGACGTGGTCCGTGGTGGGGGTGGCGCCGTCGGTGATGGCCGTCTTGGTGTAGGCCTTGCCATTGATGCAGAAGGTGATGGTGACGGTGGTGTCGTGCACCGTCTCGCCGCCGGTGGCCGTGAGCAGGCCTGAGCTCGTGCAGAAGTTGCTGCCCGTGATGAAGGGGATCATGTGGTTCTCCTGGAAAGGGAGGATGAAAGGGGTGGACGGCCGCCAGACTGTTCAGGTCAGGCGGCCAGGACCGATCAGGTCAGCGCGGTGATGGTCACTTCGCACACGGCCATCCAGCCGTGGTTGGTGACGACGCCGGCGTCGTAGAAGGTCGACGACACGTAGCCACGCTCGCCGGTCGGGTCGGACTTGTCCGGCTTCGACACGGGGATGTGGTTGTACTTGAAGGCGTCCAGCCCGCGGAAAGCGGTGTGGCCCCACGCGTCCTTCGCCACCACGAACACCTGGTAGATGTCCGCGTTCGTGCCCGTGGTGGAGTAGTTGGTGGTGCCAGCGATGGCAGCGCCCGCATCCACCACCTTGGGCATGTCCGGCGACAGCACCACGCGCACCGAACCGATGGCGCCGTGCTCCATCTCGTGGACCGGCTTCATGGTGCCGTAGTCCTTCTTCAGCGTGAAGCCCGGCAGCCGCTCCCAGTCCTGCTTGGTGTCGGTGTGGGTGAACGCGATGTACGCCGCCTGAATCGCGTTGGTCGCGTAGTTCGGCGACGGCGCGAGGTAGTCGCGCAGGTACTTGGCGTGGTTCTGGTCCAGCGAGCGGGTAACCCGGTCGATCAGGTTCTGCGTCACCGGCTCGTCGG